TCCACGGTCAGGGCCTACGGCTCGTCCACGGTCACAGCCTACGGCTTGTCCACGGTCAGGGCCTACGACTCGTCCACGGTCACAGCCTACGGCTCGTCCACGGTCAGGGCCTGCGACTCGTCCACGGTCACGGCCTGCGGCTCGTCCACGGTCAGGGCCTGCGACTCGTCCACGGTCACGGCCGCGCCGCTGGTTGCAGTCCATCTGCACCACTCCACGGTCAACGTGCAGGGCGGCGTGATTCTCGATCACACGCATGTCGATGAAATGGATGGTGCGGCGTGGTGCCAATACCACGGCGTTGAAGTCAAGCGTGGCATTGCGACGCTCTACAAGGCCGTCAACGACAAGTGGACCACGGATCGCGGCACGGATTATTCGCCGGGCAGTAAGCCGTCGTGCGACGACTGGAACCCCGCGCCAGTTTGTGGCGGCGGTCTTCATTTCGGTCCAACGCCAGTGCACGCGCTCGCTTATCACTCCGGCGCAACCAAGTTTGTGGCAGTCGGTGTGCGCGTTTCGGAACTCGTGCAGATTCCTGGCGAAACAGCCAAGGCCAAAGCGCCGCGTGTAGCGCGTGCATGCGTCGAGGTCGATATCAACGGCAAGCCGGTTGCGACCAAGACCGACAAGGAGGCCGCATGAACGCCGCCAACTGGCGCACTGCGCGCCCCGCCGACATGGCCGAAACACCAGACCTCGCCGACGACGACTGGGAACCCGTCCTGTACACGGAATCGCAGCTTGACTCGATCCTTGCGCGGGCGCTCACGAAGCTCTCGGTGGGCTGGTTCATCGCCTGCGGGATCGTGGTGTACGTGGCGTTGACGGGAGTGCGGCCATGAACGCTGACAAGCTCGCGGGCGCGCTGCGCCTGGCATTCAATCTTGGACAAACCTATTGGCGGCAGGCAGATAGCGAGTATCCGTGGTGCTGGGAAAAGGCCGATGCAACCCGCGCGAAGTTCGACACTTTAGTCGCGGAAACCCTCGCCGAGCACGACGCCCAACCCGCGCAGGCAGCGCAGCCGAAAACGCTGGCGATATTCACTGCGAACCAAGCGCAAATGCTGCTGGACTCGTTCGGCGGATCGCCCGCGACTTATGCGCTGATCGACTGCAAGGCGGGCGAATGCGCGCCGCTTGACGACGGCAGTCCATCGCCGGCTGGCCTGTACGTCTACGACCTCAATTGCCCGGAGGAAGGCGTGATTTACCTTGGCGACGAGGACGAGGATTCAGAGCCGCGTTCAGAGCAGCCGGAGAAACCGCCATTCGTACTTGAGCGGTGGGGATTCCCCGTGGCGCAATCGAAGTATCGCCTTGAACGCATGGCGGATGGTTATTGGACGCCGTGGCACATCGCACAGCAAGCGCTTGCCGACACGAGGGCTCGCATGCAATACGAGTTCGACAAGGCTCGCGCGCAGGCAGCGCAGCCGGTGGGCGTGCCGGATGTTGGGGCAATGGTCGATCGTTTCCTTAGCTGGCCGCTTCCGAAGGACTTCGCGCCGGATTGCTGGATTAGTTTCAGGCACACGCCGGATGCGCGCGGGTACGCGCCAACGTGGCCAATTGGAACGAACTTATTTACCGCGGACCAGGCTAAGGCGATGTTCGAGTACGTGCTTGCCGGGAAAGCCTTGGAAGCCGCCAGGGCACAGGAACCGGACGCAGCCCGCGCAGCGGAGGGTGACGCATGAACGCCGCCATGGACTACGAACGCACCGAGCGTGCCATCGAAACCATTCTCGGCGACGAGCGCGAATGTGCCGAGTTCGCAAGCAAGCTCATTGCCGATCACTACGACGCGCTAGCCGAAATCCTGACCGGCGCCTATGACTACGGCGAAGCTGCCATCAACCGGTTCCGCGTGTTGCTGGATGACTGCAAGTCCGACCTTGAGCGGCGTGCGGCGCGCAACCTACAAACGAGAGGGTTTTGACCATGACCACTTTGACATTGCAGGAAGTCGGCATGACCGACGCGGAAATTGCAGCGCTTCCGAAGCGCAAGACCTGGTACGGCATCGTCGGCACGTCCGATGGCGCGCTGGTGCCGTGGAAGCTCACGGATAGCGCCGAGGTGGCGAAGGCGCAAGCCGTTGTCGCGAACGATGCTTACCCGCTGCAGGGACCGTGGAGCGTTGTGGCGCTGGTGGAAAACCTGCGGGTGACGCCATGAGAGCGTTCACTGTCGAGAAGGACTGGACGACACACGCCGGGTTTCGGGCAGTCGTGATCATGGGCAGCATGGGCCATCGCTGCGGATACGTGGCGGTTAGTAAGGATCACCCTCTCCACGGCGTTGATTACACCGACGAGTCGCCAGCCGTGAGATTCCCGGCCGACGAAACCGTTGGCAAGCGCGGACTGATCCCGTTGTTGTGCTGCGGCGGGAAGGCGCGGCTTGATGCTGTATTCGACGTGCACGGCGGTCTGACCTACTCGGGCGGCAGTTCCGACTATCCCGCGTCGAGCGATGGCCTCTGGTGGTTCGGGTTCGATTGCGGAAACGCCGGAGACGCGCCATCGGACGAGTATTCCGCCGAGCAACGGCGCAGGTATCCAGACGAACCATTCATGTGGACACGTGGCGATGGCATACACCGCACGTTGGATTACTGCGTGGGCGAGTGCGAGTCGTTGGCGCAACAGCTTGTTGATCGCATCGTCGAGGTAACGCCATGACTCGCGACGAAGCCCGAGAGGCAATCAAGGTGCTACAGCACTACGCGGATGGTGGGGACGTTGAATATCGATCCTCATTAGCGGACAGGTGGTGGTTGGCCAGCGCGCCGGTATTTGACTTCACGAAACGCCAATACCGCATCAAGCCAAAGCCAGCGGAAGGGTGGGGAACGATCACGGACAGTGACCCAAATTCGTTAGTCGGTTGGGCATCTGAAAAGGTGGCGCGCGGAGCTGCGTGTAACTCACGCCGCGCGATCCACTGGCGCGAGGTGGAACAGTGAACGCCGCCCGCAAACTTAGCATCGTGGGTTGCCCGATGCCCGAGACCGCCATCAAGCCCGTCGTGTACGGAGCGCCATCGTGGAGCAACGCCATGAACCCTATTCAGCGCGATAAGTGTGTCGGACGCCGGCTTGTCGCCAGCGGCGGTGATTTCGGTATTACCTACGCGGCGCACACTGCGCGCGGATCACGCATCAAGCAGGCATTGGCGGCGTTCCCATTCGTCGCGCTTGTGGCATTGGTGATCGTAGCGGTGGTGAAGCCGTGAACGCTGCAATTCCACAGCGCGAACCAGTCCGCGCGCTCTCCTTCCCCGCACCGGCCGGGGTGACTGGTGCCGGTATCCATTCTCACACGCTGGCGGGCGTTCCCGCCAAGGATTGGTTCAACGGGCCGGAATGCGCGGCGATTCTCGCGCAGCCCGTTGAGCCGTGCACTGAAAACCCGTTCGCGGGCGACTGCGAACCTTCGGAGATTGACGCATGAACGCAAAAACCGAGACAACCATCCAAGCGCCCGCAGTGTATGCCGCCATTGCCGCCGTCATGGGCGACCTTGCCAAGACCGGCATTTCCAAGGGCCAGACCAACACATTCGACAAGTACAAGTTTCGCGGCATTGACGACGTGTACAACACACTCGCGCCGCTGCTTGCGAGGCATGGACTATTGATCCTTCCGCGCGTCTTGGAACGGCACAGCGAGGAACGTGCGTCCAAGGACGGCAAGGCCATGTTCTACATCACGGTCGCGGTTGAATTTGACTTCGTGGCGTCCGCAGATGGCAGCGTTCACACGATCCGCGCCTACGGTGAAGCGATGGATCGCGGCGACAAGGGCACGAACAAAGCCATGACGGCGGCATACAAGTACGCCTGTTTCGAGGCGTTCTGCATTCCGACCGAAGGCAGCGACGACGCCGACGCGGAAACGCATGAGGTCGAATCGTTTGCAGACTGGCAAGCGAAACTCGATGAGTGCGAGAGCGTGGCGGACTTGCAAAAGGCGTGGAGCGAGATGCCCGCGTCTGCACGCAAGGCGCTCGCCAAGGCGAAGGATGCGGCCAAGACAAGGCTTGCAGCATGAACGCGCAGCCGAAACAGCGGAACGATGCCTGGTACGCGAACCGCGTGGGGCGCATCACCGCGTCCCGTGTCGGCGCGATCCTTGGCCTGTCGAAATATCGCAACCGAGATGACGTTATGCGGGACATGGTGCGTGAAGCATTGGGCGCGCCGTCAGAGTTCACGGGCAATGAGGCTACCCGTTATGGCGAGTTGCACGAGGCCGATGCGCTGGATGCGTACGAACAGCGCTACGGCACGATCATTGAGCCGAGCGGGCTTGTCGTGGATTCGCTGTATGACTGGCTCGCGGCATCGCCGGACGGGCTTGTCGGCGAGCATGGTCTGGTCGAGTGCAAGTGCCCGTATCGATCCAAGTACACCACGCCGAGCGCCGAGTACGTGGCGCAGATGCAATTGCAGATGGCATGCACCGGCCGCGATTGGTGTGACTTCGTGATCTGGCGCGAAGGCGAGCCGATCATCGTGGAGCGCGTCGAGTGCGATCTGGATTGGATCCCGCGCAATCTCGGCAACCTGCAGAACTTCATGGATGAATACCGAGAAACCATTACGGACCCGGCCAAGGCCGCGCCGTACCTGGCCGACAAGGAACGCGACGATGCCGACTGGCGCATTGCAGTGGAGGCATGGCGGCACGCCAAGCGCGAAGCAGAGGATTACGCCTCGCTGGAGAAACAATTGCGCGCAGAACTGATTGCGCTGGCCCCGCAAGGCGCGAAGGGCTGCGGCGTATCGCTGGCCCGCGTCGAAACCGAAGGCCGCGTGGATTACAAGCGCGCCATCACACAGATGTTGCCAGACGTGGACTTGTCCGCGTTCAAGGGCAAGCCAACTGTTTCATATCGCATCACGGAGTCGAAAGCATGAGTACCGAAGCAAAGTTTGTCGATGGAATGCGCGTTTATGCACCGCGCGAAAACGCGCCGGATTTCGTTATCGCTGACATCGTTATCGAGCATGACGATTTTGTGGACTGGCTCGCTGATCGCGGCGACAAGGTGCGGATCACCATCAAGCGGTCACGCGGCGGAAAGCTGTACGCCAGCGAGAACGATTACAAGCCGTCCGGCGAAGCGCCCAAGCCATCACGCGCGCCGGTCAAGGAATCGGGCGGCGGCGGGTTCGAGGACGACAGTATCCCATTCGCCCCGCTCGGCAAGCATTGCCACTGGGTCGCGTGATGGAAAAGATATGGATGGTAGGTGGAACCACTGGCGAGTATTTTGCGGCTTTATGACGGCTCGGAACATTGCTGACATTGTGCAGCCTAACACTTGAGTTAACGCGCGCCGCTACGCGCCCTATTCAGGAACCGAAATGATGGACAAGAAAATGTCGCTGGAACAGGTGCGGGACTGGCATCGTGATCGTGGTGATCGCGCCGCTGCGTACTTTGGTTCAGGCGACCACGAAGATGCGATGCGACATCGCGCAATGGCCGACGCCATCGACGCCGAG